TGATTGCATTGGTATATTTCTCAATGCCATCAGCAAACTTATCTTGTCCGTAACCATTATCGTAACAGAAGTTAGACCACCAATCGAGTAAGCCATTATCAGAAGCCTCACCCTCATCAATGTTGTCTGGCAGTACATACTCACCCACTGTGGCTGGGCGATCAGCAAGCATCTGATCGTTCATCTCTTTGGTTATTGACTCCCGCAGTTCTTCTTCACCCTTACCTAGTTTGCTTTCTAGGTTTGAGTAGGAGCTAACCAAATCTTCTGCTGTGTTAAATTTCTCAGGCAACCATTCTGGTCGGGCTTCTACAGGTGCTTCAGTAACCTCGGCTACCTCTACATTATCTGCTTCATCCATCAGTCTTTACCTTCTCTGCATGTTTGATACGTCGCTCAATAAGACCGACAAGATAGCGCTGTCCTTCTAAGTGTCGAAGTTCAGCATCGGATACGCCAGCACCAGTGACCGATTCAATGGTGATAGAGCGTAAATATTTAAGGACAGATTGTCCGTGGGGAGTTTTAAACAAAGCAGCAATGTCTAATGAAACTCTGTTATCTTCAGCTTCATTACGAACAAACCCATCTATTCTAATGCTTGGCATGTTAGCCCTCTGGTGGCGGCATACCTTGCTGTTGCATCTGCGCTTGTTGCGCCATTGCTTCTGCTAGTTGTTCGCGTTCAGCCGCGTCACGAATTAACGTGTCTGGTACACCAAACTTCTTAGCAAGAAACGCCGCCGCCTCCTCAGACGAAACAAGAAGATTTACCATTTCAGCACCAAACCTACCGCCAACCATTTCCAAGAAACGATCGACAGATGCGATGTCCTGATTGGCTTGAGCTTGTGCAAGTGGAGAAACAGAACGTACCTTTACCTCACGCCCATTAAGCGTGGGGATGTCAATACGGCCTTGCTTCTTAAGAATATAAACTACGCGTTGTAATACAGGCTGAATAAACTCAGCTTGCAATCTACCAAAAGCAGACCCAATGCGTCTTGATAGATCAGCCATACGCTCGGCAACCTCAGTAGCCGTAGCTGGTGTTCTATTAGGATCACCAAGCATATCATTGTATAGCGCACGCTTGATGTTATTACGCATGTCACTAAGGATAAGATTGGCTACATCAAACGAACCTGCGGCACGAATAGGCTGTAACCCATTGGAATTAGGGGATTTTGGAATGATCGTTCCGGGCACTAGATTGATGCTATCAGTGTTAATAACACCATCATCATCCATCTGGTATATGCCAGAGATAGCCATCTGCGCATTTTCAAGAATAAGTTCGATTGTAAGATTGGTGGTCTTGATTGCACTAAGGGAATTAACGAGAGGTCCTCGACCATATACTTCCCCTGCGGCCTTAGACCAGCGGAATGGAATAAAAGGATTTGAGCCAACACCTGTATATATATCCTGAAAGATTAACTCTTGGCTTTCTTTTTCAATAACGTAAAAGCCATTACGCTCTACATTGGGCTTGTCATATAAGCGGCACACAACCTCAAGTATCTTGATCTTATTGTCAGGAGAGCGTTGCATCTTCTCCATCATCGTAGGGCTTAGTATAGCCTTAGGATAAGCAATCGGTATGTCTTTGCATCTAAGCTCACGCTCACGATACACATGGTCAATGCGATCATCAGCACCATTCTCAAGAACAATCTGCGGCAATGGCACAGCATTAAACCTTACAGGGTTTATTGCATCACCTTCTTCAACAAGCAGACAACCAGTACCTACAGCCAGATCAAGGAAACTTTCATGCGCCTCTTGTCCAAAGTTGGACTGTTGCAAAACCTCAAAGACGTATTCAGTAACCTCGTCTAGCTGATTGTCGATCTCCTCACGTTGGCTTTTATCTACCTCGCTACCAGATAGGAAGTCAGCCCATCTTGAGAAGTTAGGGCAGATGCCATTCTGTAACCTTGATGCAAACTCTTGCACGCCAACAACGGCAGTCTCATCAAAGATTTTATCATCACGCCTTTGTCCAGCAGACAGCTTGGTAAAGCCTTCACGCTGGGGAAGGGCATACTCGTAACATTCATCAAATAAAGATTCGAATAACTGGCGATGAGCTAGGGCTTTGCCATAGCGTGCCAGATACATTTTTGCAATCTGATCGTGCATTAGGCATCCCTATTGTAGTAGCCAATGCCACCGCTTGAACTTGTTAGCAGTGATCTTGCGCCTGTACCTTTTTTCTTCTTGCGAACTGTTTCTTCCAGAACTGTATCGCGCCGTGATGCTTTGTCGGCTGTCTCTTGAGCCATGCGTTCTTTGCGTTCTGCTTCAATAGAAGGATCAGGCGCTGGCATTTTGGGTTGTTTGAATACACACATAATTACCTCTTATAACGTGCATGAATGCTGGGCAACGCACAAATTACATTCTCGCCCATAGGCCAGCCCTACGTTGCTTTGGCTCTCTGGTGAATACATCAAAGTCTCTCTTGGCTTGGAACGGCTTGGCATTAGCCCCATGTCCCAGCACTTGCCTACCTTCACCAGCACCAAGCATTAGATATTGCAAAGCATCATGGATGTGAGAAAAACGGTTCTTATCAGGGCGATCATCATAACGCTCACCTGATACCTGTATGCGTCTATACTGATAGCCACCCTCAAAGCCTTTGATTAGTTCTTTGCATCTAGGATCAATCAAGAACCCAGACAGACCTTCAGTCATGCGGGTGAGGGTAGAGCTAACGCTTTCCAAGCGCAGAGCAACATCATTACTTGGAGCAGGGCGTGCTTTAAGACCAGCACCACGCAATACTTGAAAGGGCGTTGACTCATCAGTCTGTGCGCGAAAGTCACCAGACGGATCACCAAAGATATTGATCTCACAGTTAGCATACCGCACTGCAATCTCTTGGCGCAGTAGTTCAGCAAAGCGCACAATGCCCATATCAAAAGCAACTATCTCTTGTAAGATGAGCCAGCGACCACGCACCTTCTGACCGAACACGGCGGCTGGTGTTAGCCCAAAGTCCAAGCCAACATAGACAGGCATACCATCAGCTACAGGCACTTCTTCCCTAGCCACATGCTGTTCATGCGCAAACATATTATAGACTGGCTTACCATCTTGGATTGAGCCAAGACGGTTCATTACATAAACATCAATCCAGCTTTTACCCTTACCTTGGATTAGATTAGGATAGTAGCTATCCATCATGTGTTTGCTGTTCTCGGCATCAGGGTTGGGCTTGTATTCAGATACATCACCATCCTTATCCTTTACCTCGATCATACCTGCTGGCTGTGTGTAGAAGTTCCAGTTGGTAGGCTTAACCATCATCTTGGCTTCGTCTTTGTTGATGTGGTCAGGGATAGGAACTTCACCAGACATGATAGGCCACCAGTGATCTTCCTCTGGTGCATTGGTATCAGCAATCACACCAGTCCATGATGCACCGCCCTCACGCATAGAGGGGAAGCGACCAACACGCATAGTACAGGCATCAATAATTGATTTGGGTATCTCCCTAGCCTCATTGATCCAGATGCCAGTAAGCTCAAGGGACAACAGCTTCTTGACATCCTCAGGTCGGTCAAGGGCTAGGAAGATAACTTCTAAATCAAGATCACCTTTTTTAATGTGGTGTGTGTATGGTACTGACCATAAGAACTTTCCCCACTCATTCTCAGGAAACCAATCAAGCCATGTCTTGATCGTGGTAGTTCTAAGCTGTGGATTTGTATTACGGATGATTGCCCATCTGCTTCTACGGATGCCATCAGGGTTTTGTTTCTGCCCAAGTGCGCGGCGAAACACCTCAACACAACAGGCCACAGACTTACCAGAACCAACCGCACCTCGTATGCCGCGAAAGAATGTATCGTCCTTCATAAAAGATTTAAGGACTTCACCATCAGGCTTGTACTTAAAGTTCATTTACTTTGTAGTCCTTACCTACCTTGATAAGACTGGCAACAGTCTCAGGGGCAACAGCCGCAATCATTTTGTCTGCTTCATAGTCAGTACAAAATTCTTTTGGGTAATGCTTGAAGTGAACCTTCTTCACGATCTTGCGAAGTAGTTCACGCTCCTCAACCTTTAGGGTGTGCATAAAACTCATCTGTAACGCTTTGCAGTTTTGGCGGCAGAAGCAGGTTGCTTTGAGTGTTGCTTGCCAGCCTTGGTGTCTTTGCGCTTCTTTGCGCTAGTAGCTTTATACTGTGATGATGACATTGCTTTGATTGCTTTGCGCGGCAAGTATCTCTCACCTGTTGCTTTAGAACCTTGTGTTGAAGGCTTACCGCTTTTGGTTGTCCAGTCTTGTTTAGTCCAATTAACAAGTGAGCGTTGTGATTTAGCTTTAGCCACGATACCCACCACCATTTTTCTTATAGGTAAGAGCAAGCAGTTGTGCTTTACGCGCAGACCATTGACCTGCCTTACCGCCTTTAGTGCCAGCCTTGATCCTGTTAAACAGGCGCTTTCTCATTGTAGGTTTTGTGTAATTACCAGCCGCATTAACTGCCATGCTAACCTCCTAACATTGAACGGCGACCAGAGCCGCTACTAGCTGAACCAGACTTTCTACGAAGTGGGATTAATGAAGCACGCCTAGAGCCAGAAGATGTATCGACTATCATTTCTGTTTCTTCTTCTTTTTCTTTAATGCGTTCTAAAACTTCTGGTGCTGTTTCATCATCGCGTTCGCTATTGGCTTGGCTGTCTCTGTTAAAGTCACCAACAGGGTCACGCCCTGTGAGAATGCCATTACGTCTTGAGCCAACAACATTACCAGCCGCATCACGCACAGGCGTACCACCAGCTTTTAGATCGCGTACGATAAAGTCTGCAAAGAAGTTGCCCATGACCATGCCAAGCGTTGAGACATAGCTTAGAGGGCGTAAAGATTTTTCTAGCGTGGTTGACTCAGCAAGCTTGTTCTTGCGTCTGGTTATGCGTGCTTGCACTTCCTCGGCAGGTGTAGGCGGGGTGTACATGCCGTAGTCGTCATTGGTGTTTGTATTGTTACTGCCACCACTATCATAGCCGCCGCCAAGACCACTGTAATCACTTCCAGATTCATAGCTATGACCTGCACCAAAGCCGCCATCATAATCCCTTCTGCCCATTTACTTCTTTCCTTTACCACTCTTTTTCATAGGTGATTTCTTAGCTGAAGCTTTCTTTGAAGCCGCTATACCTGCTTTTGTATATGGATATGTTTTGTTACCAACCTTAGGC